CTGGCACAACAGGCACTTAACTACAAGGCGGCGGGCATCAACGGGCCGGTGCGACGGACGCAAGCCTACTTCATATGAGCCTTTTTGACCGACTCAAAACCCTCTTCACTGGCGCGCCCAAGGTCGGAGCCAATTACGCAGCCTACCGCAGGCAACGCCTAGTAGAAGGCGGCGTCTGGGGCGAACCCTACTGGCGCAACCACACCCAAAGCATCAGCCGCGAACTGACCGTCGGCGAGTGGCGCACCGTCAATTCGGCGGCGCGCAAGCTCTACTGGAACACGGGCGTCGTAAACGCCGCCATCGACCAGAAATCCATGCTCACCGTGGGGATGGCAATGCGACCGATCTTTACCGGTGCGGACCGCGAGTGGGGCAAGCAGGCCGAGGCGGTGCTGCTCGACTGGATGCAGATTGCCTACCTCGACGGTAAATCATGGTGGGAAGGGCTCCGGCTTGAGTCCGTGGCGATCGACCGGGAGGGCGACCTGCTCACGATCCTGACCACGACCGCCAACGGCTACCCGCAACTCCAGCAGGTGCCCTGGCATCAAATCGGAAGCCGTGGAGACGATGGTGTTTTGACCGAGGGCCGGTATCGGGGGCTCAAGATTTACAACGGGGTGATCCTTTCCAAAACCAACAGGGCAGTGGCTTACCGCGTGCTAGGGGAGGCTCAGGATGGCAGCGAAGACCGCGACGTGCCGGTCCAGTCGGCTATGCTGACAATGGATCCGCGTGAAGTGGACCAGGTGCGCGGCATCAGTGCGTTTGCGCCCGCGATCCGGGATTTGATTTCCCTCAAGGATCTTGGCGACGACATCCAAGCGGCTTCCCGCATGGCTGCGAAAATTGGCCTGCTCGTTACCAACCAACAGGGCATGGCCGACGCCAGCGACGCGTACAACGCGCTCACCGACACGACGCCGCCCGGTTGCGGCTCGCAACTGCGTTTGACGCCGATGGCCGGTGGGCGCATTGAGTACCTGACCGCTAACGCTGGCGAGTCTATCACCCAACTGGACGCCAAGATCCCAACGGAAGCTCAGGACCGCCTACAGGAGCGACTCATCCGCAACGCGCTGCTGGCCGCTCAATGGCCGCCGGAGTTCGGGTGGGACATGAGCCGACTGGGGGGCGCAAGTGCCCGGATCATTCTTGAGCAAGTCAACCGCGTGACATCCGAGCGACACGCCTACCTGTCGGCATTTTGCAAGCGCCGGTGCGCCTTTGCCGTGGCTCGCTTCGTGGAGTTGGGCATCCTCCCGCCCTACACTGGACCCGACGCTAACCGCGGTGGCGCCTACCAGTTCCGTTTTACCGAACCCGCGAGACTCACCGCGGATTCCGGCTACGCCAACCGCGACGCCATCGACGCCTACCGCGCTGGGATGCGGAGCATGACCGACATCCTTGCCAGCGGATCCAAAACGCTCGAGGAGCACCTGGACGAAGTCGAACGCGAGGAACTCGAAATCAAGAAACGCGTGGACCGCTCGGGCTTGACTCGCGACGTTTTCGGCCTGCTCACACCCAACGGAAACCCAGCCACAACCGCACCCACCGAATGAAGTTCCAACGCGTTATCGAGCAGGTTTTCTACCGCCCATGGCTCATCACTCCCGGCGGCTACGCCGCGGTGCGCAAGCTGGTGGAGGGCCGCGTGCTGCGTACCAACGGCGAAGGGTATGAGATGCTCGACGGCATGACATCCAAGCGGGAGGAAATGGAAATCGACGGGCAGGGCATCGCGCACATTTGCATCGAGGGCACGCTTGCCAAGGGTATCTCGCCCATCGAGGCGTGCTGCGGCGCTTGGGATTACGAATGGATTGCCGATGACATTGAGGAGGCCGTGGAGGCCAACTGCCGCGGGATCCTGCTCGAGATCAACTCCCCTGGTGGCAACTGCACCGGATGCTCGGAGGTTGTCGATATGATCCAAGCGCTGACGATTCCCATCGTTGCGTACAGCGACGACACGGCCTGCAGTGCCGCCTACAACATCGCGGTGAGTTGCGACAAGGTCATAGGCTCCGTTGGCTCAACCTGGGGCTCCATCGGCACGATCATCCCGTGGCTGGATCAGTCCGCAGCTTATGAGGCCGAGGGCTTGCGCTGGGATCCAATCACGTCGGGGCCGCTTAAAGGCGCTGGGATGGGGCCGTCACTCACGCCCGCACAACGTGCTAGCCTGCAGCAGTTGGTTGACGACAGTTTTGCGCAGTTCCGCGACAACGTGCTGCGCAACAGGCGAGTCGCTGACGAGTACATGACCGGCGCCGCGTATCTGGCGCCGCGGGCGAAGATGGGCAACCTCATTGACGCCGTCGGCACAGAAGAGCTTGCATATTCTGAGTTGTTGCGTATGGTGGGCACGTAGTTTGTTCATTGGTTGTTTTTTCCTGCCCGCCGGAGCTGTCTCTCTCCGGCGGGCTTTTTCTTGTCCCGATCCCTTAGGGCATATGGATCACCCATCGACCCTGACCGACGCGCTGGCCGCGTTGTCTGCCGCACAGGCTGACCTCGCCGCGCTAAACGCGCTTACCGCCGAGCACTCGGCAGTTGTCGCACAATTTGAGGCACTCAAGGCCCGCAGCGCGGAATTGTCCGCCGCCCTTGATATTGCCAACGCAAACAACCGCGACCTCGCCGCCGCTCTCGACGCCATGAAGGCTGCCGAGGCTGACGCATCCGCGAAGGCGAACGCGATCGTGGCAAACCTCGGAGTCGCACCCGTGGCGATCCAGCCGGAAGCGGCGACCGCGCCCAAGTCGAAAGACGAACTGTGGGCGCACTACCAGACTTTGGGCTTCGTTGAGCGCAACGCGTTCTTCGCGGCGAACAAAGACAGAATGAAGCTCAACTCCTAACCTCTACTGACTCAATCATATGGCACTCAACGGTGTTTTTCTCGCTCAGATCGCGCAGCAGTCGCTGCCGTTCCTCACCAACGCTTTTGCTCCCTTGCGTGGCGTCACCACTGACTTTTCCACGGACGTTGCGTCCGCTGGGCAGTCTGTGACGACTCGGTTTGCTACGGTTCCTTCCGTGGTCAACATCGCCAGCGTCGGGTACACTCCCGCCGACGGCGACACAACCGCTCGCACCATTACGCTGGATCAACACCAGGGCGTGACGCTCGGGTTTACCGACATCGACGTTCTCCAGTCGTCCATCAACTTCGAGCGCCTTTTTCTCGCGCCTATGGTGCAGGCTCTGGGCGCCAAGGTGTTTGGCGATCTCTGGAATTTGGTGACCGCTGCGAACTTTGCGCAGACTCCGCTTTCCTCGAGCGCAGCCAACTTTGACCGCTCTGACGTTATTGACTTGGCGCAGCAGCTGACCAGCTCCGCTAAGGCTCCAAAGTTTGGCCGCGCAATGATTCTTAACCCTGCTTATTACGGCGCGGTTTTGAAGACCTTCATCAGCGCTGAAATTCCGACCATCACGGAGTTCAAGGCCAACAACACGGTGCCCCGTGTGTCTGGCTTTGAAGTTTACGAGTCCGACCTCTGCGACGTTAATGGCGAAGCGCTGGCTGGGTTTGCAATGCACTCGAGCGCGCTCATCATGGCCGCCCGCCGTGTGAATCCCGAAGCCGCGTTGCAAGATTCGATTGAGATCGCCGAAGTGGTGGTGCCTGAGCTTGGGCTGCCGGTGACCTTCCGTCGCTACTATGACCGCGCGTTGGGCAAGACTTGCATCAACGTGTCGATCATCTACGGCGTTGCCAAAGGAACCAACATGGGCGTCCGCATCGTCACTCCCTAACGACTGACCACTCAAAGAGCCGGGGCTCCCTACACCGGGGGGCTCCGGCTTTTCACCGAATATCCCACATGAAAATCTCGCTCGTTCTCGAGGACCTCGGCGCAGGTCCGCAGATCATTTTCTCAACCGGTTCACCAGACGAGGCGCGGCGGTTTTACAAGGCGCACAACGGCGCTGGCCGAATTTACCTAGTGGTGAATCCGTCGCCGGAAAACATCAAGCTGAACAAGCCTGCAGCAGAGCCGCCGAAGCCGGTTTCCCGCCGCAAGCCTGAGCCAGCGCTGATCTAATGAGCGAGTGGACCGCCATCACCGAAAACGCAATGATCCAGGCATTGGACTATATGCAAGCCGACAGCGTGACCTATGAGGGCGTGACGGTGTTTTCGGTGGCAGCGGAAAAGACAAGCGACATTCTGGCCGCGGGCGGGTTTGAGCAGCACTTTGCGGGCTTTGTGCGATTGCTCAAAACGGGCTTTCCTGAGCCGGTGAAGGGCGCCAAATTAACAGTCAACGGGACAGAGCGGCGCATCACGAGCTGGGACGAAGATCCCATTTCGTGGAAAATCTATTTGGAGGACGTCACGCGATGACCGACGGCGCTTTCTCCGCAGCAGTGCAGTCCGCGCTTTCTTTGGCGCTTCCGGGCGTCTACGTGGGCGAGCCGCAGGACGATCAGCCGATCCCGGCGCGCGCCGTGCTGATGGAGTTGCAAACTGACGTTGTCGTCGGCAGTCCGTTGCAACGCGGCACGCTGACGCTCAACGCAGTCAGCCAGGCAGATGACTACACGCGGGCGCAGCACGCCGAATTTGTGGCCGACGTGGACGACGCGATGCGCAATATCTCGATCACGTCAGCCGTGGTGCAACTTTACGGCGTTGTTGCACAATCAACGGACAACCTTCGCGAGGAACGCCATTGGCGGACTTCGATGCCTTACACCGTGGGCTTTGGCCCAACAACCTAACACCACCATGCCTGTATCATTTGGAGCAGTCACATTTGGACTCACCGCCCCAAGCGGTTACTTGCAAGAGTCGTCGCAAGAAATTGTTGTGGAACTTGTTACCATCCGCGACGCCGACGGGCAAACGGTGGTGTCACAAGCAAAGCCGCGCAGCACGACCACGACGACCGTCAAAACCAAGGGCGAGGCTGACTTGCTTGCAGTGCCTGAGGGCGCTTTTACGGGCGCGAAACTGACCGGCTCAAAAGTCTCGGAAACCAACGACGACTTCGCCACCGCCGAAGCAACCTACACCCTTTTCGCATAATATGGCCGACTTTGGAATTACTCTCATCGCCCCGTCCGGCTCAATCGTTGAAAGCCTGGACATCGAAATGAAGGCTGAATTCAAGCAACTCATCAACAGCGCCGGGCAGCATTCTGAGGCGCGCACTTTTGACACGTCGTACACCGTCAGCGTGAAGGGCAAGGGCGACACCTGCCCGTTTACCGCAGGAACCCAAGCGGGGATCCCTGCTGCAACCACTGGCAAGGGGATTTGGACCAACGTGTCTCTAGACTCTAAAAACGACGACTTCCGCGGATGGTCCGCGACGGCGACCGTTTACACCAACGCAGCTTAACAACACATCATGCGCCTCCGATTATTAGAGGACCACGAACAGCCGGGAAAAAGCTTCAACACCGACCTCATCGCCGCTTGGATCACTTCCGGCGGCGCTTTGGTTAAGCGTGGAGGCTTTCAACAGTTCACTGACCAGGACGGCAAGCTACACGTCCGGTGGATAGTCAACTGCGACGTGCATGCCAAAATTGACGGCTCGAATATCGAGTTCGACGAGTTCCGCAAGCGCTTTGAAGACCTCGAGTGGTGCAAATCGCATCCGGATTCAGATATCAGCTGGATGCGGGCATTCCGGGACAACAGCCGCGACCTAAAGCGGTTTGCCAAGTCCGCCGCCGTCGGCATCGCCCGCGGCAACGCGCGAACCTTTGGTGTCGTTTATCCGGATTCACCAGAGTGGCTCAAACAGGAGTTCCAAGCGCGCTTTGTATGAGTCCATTTTTTCTCAAACCGACACAAGTGGGGCCGCTGGAACTGAGGCCGTGGACGTTGACGACGCAGATGGCCATTGCTGAGCTGGACCTCGGCAAACTGTCAGACCAAGAGCAGGTGATTGCCTGCGCGTGGATGCAGTCCCGCGAGCCGGAGGAGGTGGAGCAGGCAATCAGCGACGGCACAGCGTTGGCGGCAATCAAGGCGTTTACGCGAGCGTTCCCGCTGGCACTGGCAAAGCCGGTCGCCGAGTGGTGCAAGATGCAGGCCGAAGCCGTAGAATCTGGGCGCGTGGAGGTGCTGCCGCAACCCGGAGCAACGCGGGAGGACGCGCCAAAAAACTGACAGCGCCAGGCTGGGAGGAGTCTTTCCTTCTGGTACTGGCGCGCGAAACGGGATGGACGCAAGACCACATTCAACGCCGGGCGCCGCTGGCGCAGTTGCTCCGAGTCTACCACGCGGCAATCTGGGGCAACGGGGCGTGGACTATCCGGCGCGCGCAAAAACCGCTGGAAAGCCTGTTTCCGGCGCAGGAACAGCAGGAGGAGGACGATGAGTGACGGCATCCGCTGGGATTACGATTCAGCGCAGGCGCGTTTCATTCAGGAACTGCAGCGCGTTATGGCAACATCGCGTCGCACTTCGCGCGAAGTCGTAAAACGCAACTTCAAAGGCGTGCTGCGCTTAGTGTTTGCAGTGACCCCACCGATGGGTGGACGCCGCGGCTCAATCCGCATGGGGCAGGATGGGCAACCGACCGGCAGAGTCGATTTTGCCGCTGGCAAGAAACAAGGACAGAACGCAATTTTGGCAGACCTCGCACGCGCTTTTCAGCCGATCCCGGCGCGATACAGGGCAACAGCAGCGCGCTCTGGCGGGTGGGAGCAGATTGCGCGCATTTTTGGCGCGCGCGTGACCCGCGACGTGCTCGAGCAATCGCCGGAGCAGTTGTTGGCCTGGTACAAATCAAAACGCAACAGCAAGCGCCGCATTCGAGGCCGCCCGCGGCTGCCAGCGTGGAGCACCAGCATTGCCTACGTGCGCCGAAAACTATTGGAAGAGCAAGGGCTGACGGCATCGGGCTGGCTGGCCGGTGCAAACCGATTTGGCGTTGGTGGACTTCCCAAATGGATTACTAGACACGGGAACCGCGTGCCTGGGGCCGTAGAAATTCGCGACACCGAAACGGAGCTCAAGTACCTTGTCAAAAACAACACCGATCACACCGACTCCGGCAACATTCAACAAAAGCTCTCCGTGGCATTGACAATGCAGGCCAACGCCATGGCACGAAGCACCGCCGATTTCCTAAACCGCCAACGCACCCGCTAAAATGATTTTTGCCTCTCTCGGGCTCGACTGGGCCAACTTTCAACGCGGAATTAACGGCGCAATGGCATCAACGCAACAGCTCGGCGGCGCCATGCAACAGAGCATGGCTGGAGGCGTAGCTGCTGGAATTTTGCAAGCCGGAGCGCAGCTGCTGAGTTTGCAGGCCGTGATGAAGGCCGTGACGTTTGCCGCTGACGGGCTTCGCGACGCGCTTCAACTGGGGGACGACTTGGTTGACCTCAACGCGCAGACAGGTGTCGCCATCGACAAGCTGATGGAACTGCAGCTGGCATTCGACCTCAACGGCATGAAAGCCGAGCAGCTGCAGCCGGTGATTGCCAAACTGCAACGCTCCATTGCCGACGCCGCCAGCGGCAGCGACGAGGCCGCGCTGAAATTCCTGCGGATGGGAATTAGCATTGCTGACATTCAGGGACTGACTGCGGATGAACAGCTGCAACGCGTCGGCGAGGCGATCACCAAAATTGAAAACCCGGCAGCGCGATCCGCGGCGGCGATGGACATTTTTGGCAAGTCTGGAGCCAAGCTGCTTTCGGTGTTTGCTGCTGGCGGCATGGACGAGGTGCGCGCAATTTTGGGCACGCAAAGCGCAATGCTGCTGGAAAACGCGGGAGTGTTTGGCCGAGCCAGCGACATCTTGGGGCTTGCTGGAAACAAGGTGCGAAGCTTTTTTGTGGGCATCGCGTCTGAAATTGTTCCGCAACTGATGCAAGTCATCGACGCTAGTGCAAAGCTGGACTTCAGCGGCGTTGGCAGAGAAATCGGAAGTGCCTTTGGAACCGCTTTGGTGATTGCTGAACAAATATACGACGCGATCACCTCCGCCGGGGCAATGATGCTCAAGGCGTTTGACCTCGCTGCAAGGATCATTCTGGCTCCGGCGCTTTTGCTGGGCAAACTGCTCGGAGGCGAACGTGGGCCTAGCGGGCAACAAGAAGGCGCACCGGAAACCGTTGACAACTTTTTCACAAGAGCGCGAGCCGAAGCGGAACGACGAACGCAGGAAGCGCGCGAAAAATACAAAACGCCAGAAGCCGCACCGACAGGCGTGGACATTGCCAGCAAGGGCGTAATGTCCGCAGCCGCGCCTGTCATCACGACAAGCATGGCGAAGGTGGGAGCGCTTGGCGGGGCAGTGTGGGGCGGCAACCAGGGCATCAACGTGCAGCGCGACCAGCTGGCCGTGCAGCAGCGCATTGCTGACAGCATCGACCGCTTTTTGCAGGCAGCGCAGCCGATGCAGAACCCGTACCTCGGCAGCGTGACACCTCAACTCGGAGTCATCTAACTTATGGCGACACAAGTCAAAATCGAAGAGTCGATGGGAATCGACCGCTGCGTGATGCAGACCATCACCCAGCAAAGCCTAGAAGGCGAAATCGAACTTAACCCGAACGCCAGAAGCTACAGGCAGGACCAAACCGACGGCGTTTACACGCTGGTGGAGGAGTTCCTTATCAGCCAAGGCGAACCGCAGTTTTCGTTCGACGGCAGCATTGGCACCGAACCGCTCGAGACGCATCCGTACTTCAACAGCGGCGCCGATGCGATCCCGGACAACCTCAAAGCGCTTTGGGCAACGTACAAAAAAAACCCCAACGACACGTTTTTGCGAGGCAAAGGCACGGGAGTAACGACGGAGAACCCGCTGAACCTTTGGCAGCCTGCAGCCGAAACGGATGCGCCGTTTGTTAAGTTCTACAGCTACATCAAAAAAGGCGTGGAGTCCTACTACGTGGGCCGCTGCATCGCTCGCGTGACAGTGCTTGAGGAGGGCGCTCCAGATATGGGAATGCTCGGCAGGATTGACGTCTGGGGCGGCGGGTGGCCGTCTGGCTTTACACCTCCAGAAGGAGCAAACTTCATTTTGTCGGGCATCCGCTCGCAACAGGAGGGCGACCGGTTCCGCACGACTTACGAATACACGTCATCAGCAGCAAACTCGAGTTGGGACATCTTTCTCTACGCATGATCCCCTACCAACATCGCGGGACGCCGGTGTCGCCGTCGGCATTTAACCAGCTTGTCGACCTTGTCAAAAGCTCGTTGGTCACCGCGGTCACCGGTGGCACGTTTTTGCGCAGCGCTGGCGGCACGACAATCAACGTCGCAACAAGCGCAGGCGGCGCATCTGCCGAGGCGGCGGGCGCGGTGTGCCAGTATTTCGAGGTCACCGACGCCAGCGACGAAGCCGGGCTTAAAGTGCAGGTCGCTCAAAATCTGATTGCGGGGCGCTGGCCTGACGGCATGGGGCTGGATTTCCCGCCGTTCAAGCTCGAGATCAGCGGCAACTCATACATTTACGCGCAGGTCACTTACAACACGACGACGCTGCAAATCAACCCGGAGTCCGACGCCATCACCATTTTGCAAAGTGGGACACTGCAGGAAAACACAGCGGACTCCGTTTACATTTTGCTGGCAACCGTGGTGACTGACGGGGATCCACTGGCGATCACCGAGATAACCAACGTGTGTTCGCAACCAGTGCCGAACCCGTGCAACATGGCGTGGAGCGCGTGAACTGCTACGAGTGGCGAAAGCACATCACAGGCAGCGTTTCGGTAACCTTCAACTACTCCGAAACCGGCGACAACTACACGCTGGCCGGATCCGGGACAATAACGCATGGCACGCTCTACACGGGCTGGACGCGGCGCGAACTACAGTGTCTTGGCATGCCGCTTGGCGATGAGCAAAACTGGATCCTGCGGGGGCCGAACTTATGCGAAGGTCGCGCCGAGATCCGCGGGCTGCTGACGGCGGCAAACACCATCCCGGTGACATTTACACCGAGCGTCGGTGATCCCGTGGTGGAAGACTGGGCAATATTCTGGCAGATCGCGGCGAACGATTACGAGGTGAAGGATGGCACTCTGCTGCCGGTTTTTACACCTTATCCGGACTGGGAGAACGACCCTTACTCGGTGGCCTACCGCGCGCAGATTGACGCCTCGACGCCGGGTGCCATGTACGTCGGCATCGCGCCGAGTGTTCCGTTTTCCGGATTTCCGTCGCCGTACGGCGTTCCAATCCGCTGGCTCAAAAACGGCGAAAGCGGCACAAGTGGCAACGGCTACCTCACGGCATCCGTCACCTGCAGCTTTACCATCATATGATCTCGCGTTGGATACTCGACAAACGCATCGCGACGTGCTTGGATTGCGACCGTCAGACGACGTGCACGGCGCGGTTCCGGATCCTTCACGACGCGCCAGAATGCCCACTGGGACGGCTCGCAACGCGCGAGCAGGAGGTGACAGCAAAAGCGTGGCCGGAGGGCGCAGAACAGGCGTCCGGGTGCTGCGACTCGGCGCAGAATTACTTGTCCTAAGGCCTTAGGGTACATGGTCGCCGTCCAAACCAGCTCAACAATCCAGCGCGGGACCGATTGGGACTTTTCGTTTCAAATCCAAGAGGACGGGCTCTGCTCGCCGTACACCGACCTGACGGACTGGTTTGTCGGCGTGACGCTGAAAACATCGGCGGGTGCGTCTCTGACGACGCCAACCATCGTCCGTCCCGAGCCTGACGTTGTATCGCTGCGGCTGACCAACACGCAGACGGCGGCATTTTCCGCGCAGTTTGGCGCACAGTTGACCGTCAACGTACAGCGCCCTGACGGCTGGGATATCCGACTAATTGAGGCCCGCGTGACAATTTCCTGACCTATGAGCTGCAACTCTACATGCGGACCGCTGGTGGTGACATTGCTCACCGGAGCACCAGGCGCAACCGGCGCAACTGGACCGCAAGGCCCGCAGGGGCCGCCCGGATCGCTGACCAGCGTCACCGGCGATCTATCACTCGCGACCGGCGAGTCCGGCACCGTGGCAACCGTCACCGGCATCCGTGGCAAACCCGTCTCGTCCACGTTGCCGACGGCAAACCAAATTTATCAGTTCAACGGCACCAGTTGGGTGGCCGTCGATTTCACCGCAGGCACCTACTAATTCACGACCATGGCATTCCCGATCATTCCCATCCGCAACGCGATCACCACGTCGCCCGACGCGCCTCTTGCCGGGGCGTTGCAACTGGCAGAGCTGGCCGTCAACACGCAGAGCGGCAAGCTTTACATGAAGGGCAACAGCGGCATCGTCGAAATCGGTGGCACTGCAAACGCGCTGACGACTAACGACATCACGCGGCTTGCGATCGCCGACAAAATCCCGCAGCTGACGAGCGCCGGACTAATTTCGACCTACCAAATCCAAGGGCTGACCACCAGCCAGGTGGCGTTTTTGACGACCACCGCGGTCGCCGGACTGGTCCCGCAGCTGGGCGTGGACGGCAAAATCCCAAGCGCGTTGTTGCCAGCTGCCAGCGTTGGCGCGCTGACCTACAAAGGCGCGTGGAACGTCAACACCTCGCCGGTGATCGCATCCGGCGGCGTTGTCGGCGCAGGCACCGCAGAAAAGGGCGACTACTACATCGCAGCCAACAGCGCGGCACTTAGTCCCGCCATTGACGGGCAAACCTACGTGCAGGCTGGCGACATGATCGCCTACAATGGCACGACCTGGGACTTTATTGACGGCGCCAAATCCGAGGTGCGCAGCGTCAACTCGGTGTCGCCAACGGCAGCGGGCAACGTGGTGCTGACTCCGGCAGACATCGGCGCGGTCAGCACGGCACAGCTAACACAACTGGCAACACCGTCCGGAGTGCCGCAGCTGACCGCCTCGGGCGTGCTGAGCACCAACCAGCTGCAAGTGGCGACCACGTCGCAACTTGGCGTGCTGAGTGTGGACCCCATTGCCAGCAACTCGCTGTTTGTCAGCAGCGCAGGCGCCGCCAAAATCATCCCGGGCACGTCCACGGTGGTGGGCGGCGTCAAATCCTCGGCATCGATTGAAATTGCGGTTGACGGCACCGCAACAGTCGCCAGCGCTGGCACCTACTAACATGGCTTTTCCGATTATTCCAAAGAAGCGCTCCGGCGCGACCGGCAATCCCAGCACGCTACAGCTGGGCGAACTGGCGACGAACACCCAGACCGGCGAACTGTTCCTGGGCGGGGACGGCGGCGTCATGTTGCTCAACCCGCCGACCTCGGCAGGGACGACGGTCACCGAGCACACCGGCGACGGCACCACGGTGGCGTTCACGTTCACCGGCTACAACGGCACTGCGGACGGAGGCTACCTCGTCAGCGTGGGCGGCATTGACCAACCGCCGAGCAAGTACGCG